TCCTACACGGCCCCCGCCGCTGTGGGCTCTGTACGTGACTGGAGCTTCGAGATCACCCGCTCGGAGATCGACGTCACCACGATCGGTCAGGAAGCCAGCCAGTACGCGCCCTTCCGCACCTTCATCACCGGTTTTGCCGACGGCTCCGGCTCCGCGACGGTGTACACCACCGACGACGACACCAGCCTCGCCAGCCGCATGATCGAGGACGTGCTGCAAGCCACCCAGGCCGGCGCGACGATGAAGCTCTACATCGACCGGGTCGTTGTGAGCGGCACCGTCAACGACACGAGCAGCCGCTTCGTGACCGTTCCCGTGATCCTGACCTCCGCCAGCCTGTCGGTAAACCCCGACGACGGCCAAAGCGTCTCGATCAACTTCCGCCCCAGCGCTGCCCCCACCTTCGACTTCTCGAAGAGCTGACGCGCCGGTCCGCACCCACCGCCCCCGCCCACCAGCGGGGGCTTTTACGTGCCCACGTACGACTACAATGCGTAAGTACGTGCCCGCGTAGCAATGCCGGTTCCGACCAACCGCGCCATCGACCGCCTCCTCAAAGCCGCCGACCGCCGCCTCCTCAAGAAAACGGTCACCCTCGGCAACGGCGACGAGTTCACCTTCCACCACTACCGCCTCGTGATGGCGGAGCGTGAACGCGCCCAAAAAGAAGCCGGCAGCGACGACGCCGGCGCCTTCGCCCTGCACCTCCTCGTCCTCAAAGCCCTCGACGAAAACGGCCAGCGCCTTTTCGCCTTCGGCGACATCGCCGTCCTCAAGAATGAAGTGGACGACGGCGATCTCCAAAAGCTGATGCTCGCCCTGCTCCAGGACGGGGAGGACCCCCTCGATCCCAAAAGCCCTCAAGGCTGAGCTGGCCAAGGACAACTGGCTCCTGCTTCAGTTCGGAATCGCCAAAGAACTCGGCATCACCCTTTCGACGCTCCGCGCCGAGATGACGCCTGAGGAGGTGATTGGCTGGTCGTGCTACTTCGGCTATCTCAACGACGAGCAGGAAGCGGCGATGGAGAAAGCCAAGCGCCGTCGGTAAGTGCCGCGGCGCTACCTAAGATGACCTTACGCAGTCAGGTGGCGCCCGGTGGCCGACTACAACGCCAACATACGGGTCAGCGCCGATACAAAACGGGCCGAAAGCCAACTCTCGAAGTTAGAGAAAACACTCAATCAACTGAGTGATTTCACTCTCAAACTCAACTCTCGAAGTCTTCAGGCCGAAGCGAACAAGATTGGCCAGTCGGTACGCGGCATCGGCGAGCGCGGAGCCCTCGGCGCCCTCACCCTTGCAGCGGGCAAAGCCACCACAGCCGTAACCGCCCTCGGCGCCAAGTTCGGCATCCTCGGCGCCGCAGCCGCCTCCGCTGGCGCCACCATCAACGGCGCCCTTGGCGGCGTGCCCGCAGTCGTTGGCGACATCCTCAATCAAGTCGGCAGTATCCCCAACGCCTTTGGGCTGGCAGCGGTCGCCGCCATGGCGTTCGCGCCGCAGCTCACCAAAGCTGCCGCTTCCGCGGTCGGCCTCGGTGCGGCCGTCGACAAAGCCGTTGGCGCCGGGGTCACCAGCAAGATCGCTGGCCTCACCGCTTCGGTTGGCCAGCTCAACCTCGAGCTCAACGCCACCAAAACCTCCTTTGCCGATCTCCTCGGCGGCAGCTCCCTCAACAAGCTCGTCGCCCAGCTCAACGACGCCCAAAAACAGGTTGGCGAGTACGTCGCCTTTAGCGACGAATCCGTCACCGCCGTCCAGCAGCTGCTCACCGTCGAGCGCCTCGTCACCCGCGAAAAGCGCGCCCAGGCCGCCCTCGTCAACCAGCTCAACGCTGACACGCTCCTTCAAAACGCTCGCATCCAGCAAAACCTCAACGCCAGCCGCAACAGCCGTGCCGGCAGCGGTTTCAACGCCTTCAGCACCGCCGCCACAGCACTCGAGGGCAGTCGCGCGGTCGACAAGGCCATCCGCCGCAACTTTGAAAAACGCGCTGCCGGTGCCCCGCCCGCTCCAGCCGCGCCTCTCATGCTGCCCAGCAGCGAAATGCTGCTATCCGGCGGCCGTCGTATCCAACGCCTAACCGCAGACCCGGGTGTTGAGGCCGCCCGCGCCTACACACAAGAACTCACCCGTGCCGTTGGCACTGGTCGTCAGCTCGACGGCATCTTCACCCAGGTCAGCAAGGCCATGGCCGCCACCGCTGACGGCGCTGCCGAGGGCAACCGCATCACCCAAAGCTGGGCCAAAGCTCTGCGCGAGATGGCGGAGATCCAAAGCGACATCACCGAGCTCGCCGCCAAAGAAACCCAACTCCAGCGCCAAACCTCAGACGCCCAAAGGCGCAAAAACTTCGGCCGCCAAGCCGAATCCCTCGCCCTCGGCGTCGGCTTCCCCCTCCTCTTCGGCGGCGGTGTGGGTTCCGTCGCGGGCGCCGCCGCCGGCTCCTTCGTCGGCAGCGGCTTTGGCGGCCAGATCCTCGGTGGCGCCCTCGGCCAAATCGCCGACCAGTTCGCCCAGGCCGCGGCAAAGATGGGCAGCGCCCTGCGCGACCCCATCCAGAACTTCAGGGAGATCGCCGACGCGGGCCTGCTCGCCGGCAAGAGCCAAGAGCGCTACATCCAAAAGCTGATCGACGCCGGCCGCGTTGCCGAAGCCTCCGCCCTCATCCAAGGCGAGATCATCAAAAAGATCGGCGTCCAGGGCTACCGCGATCTTCAGAACGCCGGCGCTGCCAGCGACAAGTTGAACAAGGCCATGGCCGAGCTCAACCTCCAAATGCAGGCAGCCGTCGCCGGCCCCCTCGCCGCGTTTACCAGCTGGCTGGCAGGCATCGTGTCGATCGGCAACGGCGTCACTCGCAACGCCAACCGCCAAAGCGACATCTTCAGCGGCCTCAGCCGCTCAGACCAGCAAGCGCTCAAAAACCAAGAATCCCGCATCCTCCAAGGCGCCAACCTTTTCAACGAGCGACAAAAGCGCGCCCAGGTCCAAAGCCTCTACGAGAGCTACGCCGGCCGGTCAAATATGACCCCGCCCTCCGTCTCTATGAACGGAGACGCAGCGCGCCAGGCCCGGGCCACCACCGCCGAAATGCAGGCCCAGGTCAACCTGGCGGCCAAACAGCTCGGCCTTGCCGGCCTCACCCTCGAGAAGGACGGCGCCCGTTACGTGCAAGCCGCCAAGGCCGTTGCCCTGCAGGAGTACGACAACCGCCTGCTCGAAATCAAAAACAGCTGGATCGGCAAGATCCTCAACAAGGAGCAGGACCTGGCTTTAAGGCGCGCGGCCAGCCTGGAGTACCAGGCCAAACTCCGCGGCATCGACGCCCAGGTTGCGCAGAAAGCAACTGCCGACAACAACAGCCGGCTGCAGCAAGAGCAGGCGCTGCTGAAAGTCAGATCTGACGCCCTAAACACGATTGTGCAATACAAAACCCAAGTTTTGGGCGAGGAGACAGGATTGAAAACTCGCCTCGAGCTCAACAAAAGGATTGAGGGCGTAAGACGTGCTGAGCTGGAAGTTGAGCAGGAGCTGGCGCTGCGCGAAGCCGCCAAAAACGGAACACTCGAGACCACGCAACGCATCTATGCCGCACGCAAAGCACTACTCGAAATGATCCTCGACATCGAAAAGCAAACGACGGAGCAAAAGCTCGAGCAGTTGCGCATAGACGGAGCCATCGACAAAGCCAGGAAAACCAAAGCTTTTGCAGAGCAGATGCAAGGCGTATTTGCGCAGACCCCGATGAGGCGGTCACCCCTGGAGCAGTTGCGGTACGAGCAGGCCCAGCGACGGGGCTCACAGCTAAATCCAATGTTCCAAGAAGTGAGCGAACTGCAGCTCCAGCTGTCAGACAAGACACTTGACCCCACGTCGGACAGGGCAAAGGAACTGAACAGTGAGCTCACGCGGGTCAGGGGCAACATTGAAAAAATGTCAGCTGCCCTCACCTTCGTAGAGGGGCAGGAAGTGGTGTGGTTCAAACAGCGAGCCGGCGTCGAGGGGTTGAACAACGTCCTCCAAAGCTCGTCGAACCTCCTCGCCAACAGCATCAGCAGCGGCATCGACGCCATCACCTCTTCGACCGAAAACCTCAGTGGCGCTTTCGCGGACCTGTCGACGTCCCTAGTGCAGGCGGTCGGAAAGCTGCTGATCTTCCAAGGTCTGGCCCAACTGTTTGGAGGCGTCCTGGGTGGCGGCGCCGGCAACCCCCAAGGGGTCTTTTCGTTAATCGGACGTGCCTTCGGCTACGGGGCCAAAGAGGGCGCGTATTGGCCAGGCGGCTTCCAAGCCTTTGCCGACGGCGGCATGGTCACCCGCCCAACCATGGGCCTTATCGGCGAAGGGGGCGAGGCTGAGTACATCATTCCCGCCAGCAAAATGCGCGGGGCCATGTCTCGCTACGCCTCCGGCGCACGCGGCTCCTCTGTCATCCCCGCAGGGTCAGACAGCGGCGACGGCTCCACCACTGCAGTGCTGGCCCCCGGCGCCATCGACGTCCGCTACACCGTCGAGCGAATCAACACCGTCGACTACGTCACCGCCGACCAGTTCCAGCGCGGAATGGCCCAGGCCGCCCAACAAGGCGCTGCCCAAGGCGAACAACGCGCTCTGCGCTCCCTGCAAAACAACCGCTCGACCCGCAGCCGCCTGGGTCTCCGTTGATGGAACTACGCATTGCCCAATACCTCGGGCTCCGCAAGCCCCTCGTCACCAAACCCGGCGACCTCTACTACTTCCAGAACTACTACCTCAACAAAGCCGCCCCCTTGACCATCGAGTTTGGCGGTTCCGAGGTCGAGCAGCCCCACCAGTTCTTGCCCTTCGGCTTCTCCGGCATTTCCACAGACCGACAGGGCGACCTCAAAGAAGCGACGTTGGCCCTGCCCAACAACGAGCTCACCCGCGGTTGGGTCAACACCGTCGTTCGCGACCGCTGGTTCGCCACCGTCCGCACCACAATTCCCACTGACGACACCACCCCCTCCCCATCCAAATCACAGATCCTATTTACCTACGTTGGTGTCATCACAACGGCCAGTTGGAACGAGGCTGTTGTGACCGTCACGGTCAGCTCGGTGCTAGACGCCGTCGGCATTGACGCGCCCACTCGCAGGGTCACCCGCAAAATTGTTGGCAGCATCCCAACCACGTCCAATGTCCGACTGCAGTGACCTGCTGGGGTTGCGATACGAACTAGGCGCGGACGGCAAAGACGGGGCGATTGATTGCATCCACCTCGTCTACGAAGCGCACAGGTACCTGGGCATTTCGGACCCCCCGTTCAACCACTTGTGGTACGAGGCCAACTTCCACCGCATCGCTCGCGACCTACTCCAATGGGGAGAGCGAATAGGCCACCCTGCTTATGATGGCGATGTGGTTTTGCTCCCGCAGGATCGGTCATTTTGCGTGACATGGAGAAGCGGGATCCTGTATATAAACCAGTTCGTCAAGAAGGTGGCGTGGTTGCCGCTGGACAGATTATCCGAGTGCCGCTGCTCCCCTACGAGCGGCAACTCATCGAAATTCTGGGCATTTCGCGCGAAGAATACG